ACGAGTTAAGTTTGCGGCCAAAGGAACAGAATAGATGGAGGTGTAACTCTCCATCGAGATGTAGCTCCTGCTTGCAGAAGGCGGATTTAACCTCATTCCAAAGTGGAAAAAGTCGTGCAACTTGACAGGGTGGCACATTACAGCGGGGGTAGGTGAGAAAGACCTTTCTAGCGTTGAAGCGAAACGCTCCTTCCTTTCGCTCTCCATCAACTGGGACCTCATTCTCTTCATCGTCAGAGCTGTCGAAGTTTCTTCTGACTCTGGCCCGCTTTCGGGGGACTTCCTCTTGTCCATGTTGCATTGACAAACTTGATTAATACACTCACAATCACCAGTAAGGCCTAATTGGCAGGGTAGAACTGGGTGCTCACACTTGGAACACAATTGGTGCCTTGGCATCGCCAGTGAAAATCAGCTTGGAACCGCCGCCTTATATAGTGCCAAGGACTCGATGCACGGCGCAAAAACTCGATGCACGGCGCGCTTTTGAATTCGATGCATGGCGCAAAAAGTCGGTCCGAGCCGGTACGAAAAGGGCCGATCCGGGCCGAGGGATGCCAAAAGATATTTTGCGCCAAAGCGCCGCGCCCTATAGTATTAGTAAAGGGCGCGGTTTTTCTTTTTTTCGCGGCATATGAATATTGCTCAAGGCGTGCAACAAGCAAGCCAGGCAATAGAGAACGCAAAACGTCTACTACCTCAAGTCGTCCATCAAGTCCGGGAGGGGATCACCTACGTGGAGAACAAACATCCCCACGAGCCGAGCTTGAAGAAATTCTACCGGAGCACAAAATCTCCAAGGATCAGAGGAGCACCAACTTGGGGAGAGCAGACATACCAAAGCCCAGATTTACCACTTGGCCAAGTAGTGTGGGGACGGAGATTATCTCGCTTACGGACCACAACACGGAAATACCACAAAAAGTACTACAGGCCGTACAGGCGATATTCCCGGACTTTCCTAAGAGGAACGTACAAACGCAAGAGGAGATATGCCCCGAAGACGAGCTACAAGACGAAGACGTATCGGAAGAAGAGGGTATGGAGGCGGTAGAAGAAGAAGAACACTCAGACGAAGAGGACGATATGCTGCCAAACGAACATGGAAACCTACCCAAAAGCGACGACTAATGCAAATGCCTACAAGCTACACCGCTAGTGCCACCCACAAACTAGTGCAATTGCACTACGACCTACTTGGAACAGCAACAAGAGACGACAGAAGAAGCATCGTGTGGTTCGGAGTCGACCATCAACACACTTACAGAGGACATTATCAACTACTAGCATCAGGAGTGGCTGTTAACAGACCCAACGACAGAAACAGCGGATATGGTAGCTTCATGGGCCCTGAAAACGCCTACTGCAGACTATTACCTTACAAGGACCACTACACGGTGGTCAACACATCAACCTTCGGTTGCACCTTCAAAATTGCTGCTATTGGAAGATGGGACAAGCACTACACCAACGTTGGAGCCCAGTCACTAATCGGAGTCATTGGGAACAATGTCGGACAACTCGGAGAGACTCTACAAATAACCCACCAGGGTGACGCCTTAACCAATATGCTATGGCATGGAGCAGGTGCAGTATCTTACAACAACGTAGGAGAACAATATGGAATCGCAGCCTACGACCTCAACGTCCAGAGGACTAAAGGACTGATCAAGTACTACAAACCCAAGACTTTGAAATGGCACATACCACCTGGAGGAAAGATTACCTTCTCAATCAGACAACCAGGTATCAAAACATCATACTACGTGAACTGGAACGACGCAATACCACCATGGAGACATGGAGATTACGCTCTGATGATGGTAATGGAAGGAGACATGGCCTTCGTTACAGGAGAGTATACCAACAAGGCATTGAACTGGCCAAGACAGTACATTGCAATCCAGCGGAGAAGTTTCAGTTACTCAGTGCAAACTCAACGAGCAACAGGAAGAATGGGTGTAATGACCGATAGTAATAGACGCACTACTGCAATCCCTGCTGGTGCGTACAAGAGAGCCAACTATAACACGGAGATGGTAGAAGAGAAAGCCTTCTAATGTACTATAAGGACACTTTTTCCTGAATACAGGTTTTTTCAGTGTCCAAATTGGATGCCAGTGAAACATTGGTGGCATCCACGGGGGGGGCCAAGCCCCCCCCTCGGCCCCCGCGATCCCTATACTACGGTGCGAGTGAAAATTTAGACCAGTGTAGGGAAAAAAACTAACCCTAACCCACCAACCCCTAACCCAGTGAAAAATCGGTTCGAGTGTCCTAACCCTCCTTCGGAGCTTCGTCGCTCCGCTTACTCTCAATGCGGTGCGAGTGTCCTAACCCTCCTTCGGAGCTTCGTCGCTCCGCTTACTCTCAATGCGGTGCGAGTGTCCTAGCCCCTTCGGGGGGTACGCCCTTCGGGCTACGCAAAGTTTATTAGCCGGCATTAAAACCCTGTGGGAAAGCATGGCTACAACCATCTAGTCGATGGCTACAAGTGCCAAGTTCACAGTAATGAACCTAGCAATAATGGCTTGGATCACTTCTTGTCCTTCTGACTCATACTGCTCCTCAATTGTCTTGTTGGAGCACACGATTGTCCAGAGGTAGTGTCCACCCGGGATAAACCGTTGGTGGTAACGAGTAGCACCTGGGACTGGCCGGGGATAGGCTGAATGGTTCCCGAGCACAAGGAGGTCTTGAGCTCTTGGTTTGACATCGTCGTAGACGATGATTTCCTCTCTGGCGTAGTTGTCGAAGGGATAACGATTGTCTCCAACCTTGTAGCACCTGAACTTGTAAACCTGCGCTTCGAGCCAAGCCGTTTTACCGGCGTTGGCGGGACCACAGAGCCAGAGGTTTCGCTTCTTACCGGCGTCTCGGGGATGGGCGAAGACCTCTCCGTTTGGTCCAATGACTGGATAGTGAGGTGCGTCCTGAGCGATGCTACTACGGTACGAAAGCCAAGACTCGCGATCTCGATACACGACGCAAAAATTCTTGCTAAACTTGTAGAGGTCCACTTTTCCTCTGAGCTCAGTAGGCTCGCGACCATCTTTGCAGAGGTATTCCCAAATTCGGACAAGGTCCTCAGGGCCATTGACTCGTTTGATGTTGGGGTGAAACCGGACAGGACCTCCAGCGACTCCTTGAGCTCCTGCTGGTAGATCTTCCACCATGTCAAAACATCCAGCATTGGACGAGTTAAGTTTGCGGCCAAAGGAACAGAATAGATGGAGGTGTAACTCTCCATCGAGATGTAGCTCCTGCTTGCAGAAGGCGGATTTAACCTCATTCCAAAGTGGAAAAAGTCGTGCAAC